CTGTCGGGTTTAAGGTCAGCCACGTCATGTGGCTGTCAGGGATGTTGTTAAGATATCACGTTGCGCGGGAGCTGTCTACACAACGAAAAAGGCCCGCCGGAGCGGGCCTTTCTATCGATAATCGCCTTATAAATAAGACTTAAACGCCGGGCGAAGCGTACATACCCAGAGGGTCGCTGACACCGAAAGAGTAACGTTCCCGCGCTTTGTAGCGAGTGTTACCTGTGTCGAAGTCACCGTCCATGGATGTAGACATCGCAGATCGCACGAAATGCTTCATACCGTTTGGAACGTCCGTCTTGATGAACCATGCGTCACTGTCTGTGAGGTAGTGGTTCGTACGGAAACCTTCCGGAATGGAGCCGTTGGACTTCAGTGCGTTCAGGTCGTTGTCTGCGGTACCAACACGAAGCTCGGTCTGGAGCAAGCGAGTGGCAACAAACATCAACGCAGGTGGCACGATCAGCTTACGAGCACGAGCTGCAATGAGCAGGCCGCGTTCGTCAGTGAAACCAGCGATGTCAATGACAGCCTGCTCGAGCGAAGTTTCGTTCAAGTCGGCGTCAACAGCTGGACGGTTGCGGTTTACAACGCCCTGCACCGTGGGGTGCGCAGTGTTGAACAAAGTCACACCATCGCCACCGGTGAAGGTGTCGAAGCCGGTGTTCAGCAGAGATGCCGCTTTGACCTGCTTGGTGTATGCCATGGCGCGAGCCAAAGCCTTTGTGTAGCGAGCCGAAAGAGAATCATAAAGATTGTCTTCGATGGCTTCCTCGGTGATCGAGAAGCCCATCGCCACGGTCTCGTGCGTGTAGCGTGCAGTGTAAGATTCCTGCGCGTTATCGTACGCCAGAGCCTGACCTTCGTTCTTGACCGGTGCAGCGCCGAAGCCCGACAGTTTGGTCTCTTCTTCGAAGGAACGCTCAGAGTTCTCAGTCTCATAGATCTCAGAGTGTTCGTTTTCGTACTTGTCGTACTCAAGACCATACAGGGCGTTGAGGCCGGGGAGTAGCTCTTTCATGAGCTGTGCGCGTGAGATAGCCATTCAGGATACTCCTTATGCCACGCCGGTGCCGGAAGTGTACGCATGCGAGGATGGATTGAATTTAACAATCACGTCCGTAAATGCGTCACCGACAGTCGATGTGGTGCTTTCAACAAAACCAACGATCTTGAAAGCGATCGTGGCGGTGGCGGCCGATGTTGCAACATCCAAAGCGACTTTGGAGTTACCGGTGGCAGTGTTGCCGGCTGTCTGATTCACACCCATGTTGGTGTGCAGCAGTGCCTGAGCAACGGGAGCGTCGGCTTGGACCTGAAACAGTGTGTCAGGGTCATCAACCACGTACGCGACGGCGTCAGCCGCTACTGTGCCAGTGGGCCAGTAATTGCGTGTTGTGAAGCCGTAGGTTGGATCAGTGTAGGCGCAGCCCACAAAAATACCAACTGTGCCGGCCGGGAAAGGCGCAGCATTGGTGCCAACAGTGGTCACTTTGGTGATGGTGCCGTCGGTGTGAACCTGAACAACATCGCCGTTAAAAATGTCGGCTGCATAACCGGACGCGATCTTCATCGCACGGGTAGAGCCAGCGAACGGAATACCGCCAATCAAATTGATCGGACGGAGGCCGTAGGGAGAAGCAGCAGTAGCCATTTCAAATCTCCTAGAGGGCTGGAATTATAGCAATGAGCCTCATGCTCACTTGCCGAATGATGTGCGTGTAGACCGTTCTGGTTTCAAAACGGGCATACGTGGGTCTGAGTTTCGCATGTAGTTGTTGTCAACTGCATCCATCGCTCGGCTGGCGTCAGCAAGCTGGGCCTCGATGCGAGAATCCGAAATCTCATCAGAAATTGCACAGAGCAAAAGCCCACCAACTTCAATGTTACCCTTGTACCGGGAGTCCATATCAGAAACGAGCTGCATCTCTGGATAGTCAGATGCCTTTACCGGTGTGTAACCCTCGCGAAAACGAGTGGACACATTGGGGTTGTCAGACGCACCAAGCAAAGCCGTCCGGATCCAACGGAATTTTACTCCGTCACGAGCGTCGGGTGTTGGCAAGGCCGATGGACGCGTCCACGTTTTTTTGCGCGAAGTTGCTTCGCGAGTCTCAGCGGTCCGGGGTGTACGTTCAACCATTTTTGGCATCCTTCATAAGTTGCGCCGCGTATTGTTCGGGCTGTAGGCCCAGTCGCTTGGCGAGTGCGACCTGCGTAGAGGTCAGTTTAATACGGCGCGGTGACGGAGCAGAACGTCCTGCAGGTGCCACCACATTAGATGTTCTCTTAGATGGTTGTACGACCTCATCACCACCATCATCGGAAAACTCATCCGAAAACCGCTTTCGAACAGCGGAGTCAATCTCAGTATAGTACGTTTCACTGTTCGGATCAACACCGTTGCGCACGAGGCGCTCGTGGACGCCAAGGGCGAACCCGGTCATCTCACTGTTCTCACCATACCAGCGGTTGTTGTCCATCCAAGACTTCTGCCGGTCATCAAGTTTAACGACAGGTTTTTCGACCGGGCGAGCAGCGGGCTGAGGCGCGACTTCCTGTTCTTCGACAGGTGCCGGGCGATAGTTTTTCAACTGCCCAAGGTGACCCTGCAGTTCGATCAGCTTGGACTGGGCCTCCATCAGTTTGTCAGAATCACCCAGCTCATAGGCGCTCTTGTACGCTGCCTTCGCGCTCGCCAGCTCGCTTTCAACACGACCCTTGGCCTGTTCAACAACAGCGCTCTGGCCCTTCGACAGCTGTTCCTGAAGCTTGCGGTTCTGCTCGTAGATGGACTTTGCGTAATTTGTCGCTTCGTCACGCTCACGCGCCGCTGCCGCCTGTTGACGCGCGGCTTCCTTAGCCTCGAATGTCAACTTTTTGATGCGCTTCTGCACCGACTCGCTATACCCTTCGAGATCGCCCTCATCGGGAATATCGGTCTCTTTTACAGCTTGGGTTCGCCGCGGCTTTTGATCTTCAGACACATCATCAACGATCTCGATTTCGAAATCGTCGTTTTCATGCTCTTCGACTTGGTCAGTTTTTATGTTCATTCTGGAGCCCTCTTTGTTGCGGCTTTTACGGCCCACATTGCGCCGTCCTCGATAGCCGTTTGTGCCAGTGCTTTGAGGCGAGACACCTCAATGTATTGGTCAGTTTCGCCGTCAGTTGTGATAGTCTCGATCAGGTCGATCAGATCCGCTGCCATACGCTTGATCTGCCCGACCGTGTCGTCGCCCGATGGATTGAACGTAATCCCGACGCGGTATTCACCTTTGGTCATCTTCACGCCCTCGCAAACCCGCGTGGGTCATCGACCACCGCTTCAACAGTGTCATCGTTGATCAGTCGGAACTCTTTTCCACCGATCTTGAAACGTGTGCCAGAATATGAACGGAAGATCACGAAATCACCTTCATTGCACCACGCGCCCGACGGAAACTTGTTGGAGTCGGAGTATGCCTCTGCACCCGCTGCCACAACCAATCCAACAATTGACGCTGTGGATTCCGCATGCTTGATGCTGTCTGGCATATAGACACCACCATCTGTCTTTTCTCTGACATCAAGTGTCGCGATAAGAAGATGGTAACCTGTCGGCTTTGGAAGTTTAAGACGTGTCGGTTCGTCCATTTCGTTGGGTTCGTACATACTTCACCTCATGCAACGATCTCGGCTCGTTGTAGCCGTCACCGGACCACCCGGTTACATCACTCTATGTAATGTTATATCAATCCTCAATATAGCGGGCTTCGATTTCCGAAATATCGTCAAGCAATGTTTGGGCCAATTCGATCTTTCCAACCGTCTTGGCGTACATGACGTAATCCTTGGCTCCCCCGGAGATTAAATACTCCGAGAGGCCGTCTTTATACTCCGAAAGGCGTCTTTTGAACGGTTCAAGCTCACTCATTGCTCTTTGTCCCCTGTTGAATTGGCCAATGTTACGATCTGCTCTGCAACTTTCATGCCCATTTCGGCACCTTTTTCGCGAAGGGTGTCGGCTTCCCCACGCATATCTGTTGCAATTTTAACACCAAGGTTAGCGCCCGCCCGGCGATCCTCGGACTCAATGCGCTCAGACTGAACCGCTACGTTTGCCGTCTTGATGCGATCGTCCAGCTTGAGCTTCTCGATATCCATGAGAGCCTCATGTTTGGCCTGCGCTTCTTTGAGATCAACCTCACGAGACTTGAGCTCGAGTTCAGCACGCTGAATCTGCGTCAACGGATCCTGCGCCTGCTTCTGAGCTTCCATCTGAGCAGCTTCTGCCTGATTCTTCTGCAAGAGCTTGTCGGCCGCGGCCGCCGCCAGACGAGACACCTCACGTTCAACGTCCTCGGGCAGCGCTGCCTCTGGATCGGGCATTTCAACACCGAGCTGTTTCTGAATGTCCACACGGTACTGCATGGCCACGTGCTCTGTGAGGTGGGCCGCCAACGATGCCTGAATAGCTGAAGCAAATGGAGACTGACCAACCATCTGTTGAATCTTCGGATCCTGCGCGGCCGCCATGTGGACGGCAATGTGCGCCTCGTGGTCCTGATAGGCAAACACCTTCACAGCTTCTTGCTTCAGGATCGCCATGTTTTCGGACACAGGGTCTTTGGCCTTGATATCCTCTGGCAGCTTGATGATCTCGTCGGCGTCTTGAATACCAAGAACTTCGAGCATCTGCCGGTGCAGCTTGCCAAGATCGTACAGATGGGGCGCTTGCTGAGCGAGCTGCAGAGCCGCTTGATACTGAACAACGCGCTGCGCCATTGTTGCAGCGTTGGGGTCTGACACGGGCACGATGTCCACGGTTTTGTCAAAGTCATCAACGCGGCTGAACTCACCCTCAATCTGGTAGTCGTAGTCCGGCGACATGAAATCATGGATGATGCCACCGATGAGGCGGAGCTCTCTTTTCAAAGACGCATGGAGTCGCGCCTGAACACCGGTCATGACCTTCATCGAACGCTCAAGCAGCGCAAGTGTTGTCCCAACCGGCGCTTCCCGGC